TGACGGAAACCCGTGGCGAGGAATTGTTGACGTTGTATCTGGAGGATTTCCATGCCAAGACATCAGCGCAGCAGGACGAGGCGCAGGAATTGACGGTGAGCGATCAAGTATGTGGAAACACATGGCAAGAATCATTGGCGAGGTTAGACCCAGATACGTCTATGTGGAAAACAGCCCAATGCTCGTTTCTAGAGGACTCGATACCGTCCTCGCTGACCTTGCCACGTTGGGGTTTGATGCAAAATGGGGAGTTGTATCAGCAGCAGATGTTGGTGCGCCCCACAAAAGAGATCGAATCTGGATTCTGGCTAACTCCAAATTGTATGGATGCGCTTCCTCCTCGCTCGGAAGAATCATTGAAACGGCAATATCAAAACAACAGAAAAGGAAGGACAACGCACTCGACATTAAGAGAGCAAGTTGTATATCCGCCTCCAGGTCAGATGTGGCCAACACCATCAACCAGGGATCACAAGGGAGGGTACATAGGGGGCAGGATTCGCAACGGGAAAGTGAGTTGGGATACGCTAGATGTAGCAGTTCAACATACGGACAACAAAAGCAAAGATGGTGGGCAATTGAACCCAACGTGGGTAGAGTGGCTAATGGGTCTACCGCTAGGGTGGACAGACTTAAAGCCCTTTGAAATGCACAAGTTCCAAGAGTGGCAGCAACAGCATTTGAAATATTAAGCAAATGAGTTGCAATATTAACTATTATCTGTACAATACGAAGTGTAGTAACCTTTTTCCTAACAACAGGGGTAGCAAAATGAACGACAATATAAAGTTCTGCAAAGATTGCAAACATTTAGACAAAAAGTATCAAAACGCTGATTACGTCAACTTTGTTTACTGTATGCGTCCAGACGGTGTGAATCTTGTCAGTGGCAAACTTCAACCAAGAGGTCTTGTCGCAGTAACAGAGCGCACTCTTAACGCAACCGGATGTGGTATTGAAGCCAAGTTCTTTGAGCCTATTCGTGACACTTCAAACATAGAAGCGGAGTTCTAATATGAACCACCAAGACGATTTTGCACCAGAAGTACGCAACAGTGCTTGGTGGAGTGGAGACACTCGCCTCGCAGCTAACGGTAAAGCTGTAGAAGCTATCCTCACTAAACAAGGCAAGTTAGCACCGCCTGATCTCTCTGACGTTGAAGCAGTACAGATGGGTCACGTTATGCAGCCTGTTATTGGACGCTTGTTTCAGAACAAATATCAGATGGAGATAAAAGATGCGGACTACGCTCTCACGCACCCTAAGGAAGAATGGTTACGTTCACACTTCGATTTCATTTCATCCGATGGAAAGACGCTTATCGAAGCCAAAAATTACAATGCGGCATACCGCAACAAATTCGATCAGGACACGAATCGAGTACCCCCGTCAGATTATGCACAGTGTTTACACGAAGCTACTGTACATAACGTCTCAGAAGTGTTCCTTGCGGTTTTGTTTGGTGGACAAGAATTTCAAACCTTTCATTTCACATTTTCTGACAAAGAGAAAGAAGACTTCATCAAGAAGGCAGCAACGTTTTGGGGATACGTTAAGTCGAACACGGCACCAGAACCTCAGACTGTTGAGCAAGCGAAATTAGTCTACGAAGTAAGCAATTCTGACGTAATTACTGCAAATTCTCAGTTAGAGCAGATGATTTCAGCCGTTAAAGTGCGTAGAGAGCAACAAAAAGCCTTTGAAAAGCAGACAGAGCAGTTAGAAGTCTATATTCGCAAAGCCATGGGTACTAATGCGGAAATACGCTCTGTAGACGGGTCTACGCTTGTAAGTTGGAAAAATGATAAGCCATCAGCAAAGTTTGATGCAAAGCTGTTTCAGAGTAGTATGCCTGACCTTTACAAGAAGTTTGTAGTTGAGCAAATGGGTTCAAGACGTTTCCTAATCAAATAAGGGGTATCACATGAGTAACATCGTACCGTTCGTAGATATGCAGCAAATGGCTAAAGCTATTGCTGATAGCAAGCTGTTTGGGCTTACAGACGTTAATCAAGTATTAGCACTTGGCATGGTTGCCCAGGCTGAAGGTCATGCTTTCGCAACAGCAGCAAGGGATTATCACGTTATTCAAGGTAGACCGGCACTGAAAGCCGATGCAATGATGGCAAGGTTTCAAAGCGCCGGTGGAAAAGTCAATTGGGAGGTCTATACAGATGAGCAAGTCACCGGAATATTTAGCCACCCTAACGGAGGCAGTTTGTCAGTTACATGGACTATTGACCAAGCAAGAAGCATTGGACTTGTTAAACCCGGAAGCGGGTGGCAGAAGTTTCCAAGAGCTATGCTCAGAAGTCGTTGTATTAGTGAAGGCATTAGATCGGTTTACCCAGGAAGCGTCACAGGTTTCTACAGCCCTGAAGAAGTCTCTGATTTCGATGATAAACCCAGAACAACTAGAGACATGGGAAAACTTGATGCTACTCCAGTCGTTGAAACAGTGCCTATAACGCATATAACGGACGATGGTGAGGTTTTAGACGCACCAGCCATTACTGACATAGCCGACATTGAAAGCGATGCCTTGTACCATCTTTATTTGCCGGATGGCACGATCTACTCAAGTCACGATACTAAAGACCAGTGGTGTGTTGCTTACGTCAATATGACTACTAAAATCTTCAATAGTGAAAAACTTGATCCTGGCACTAAGCAGCACAAGATCAACGGCTTTAGACAAGCGAACGAAAAGGTACGCACTTCTTTGAGCAAAACCGATCAAATTGCATTGACGCAGATGGTCGCTCAGCATAGAAATGGCGCAATCACAATTAACGATCTCAAGAAATACGGAGAATAAGCATGGCTTACGAAAATGACTTTAAAGTACCGGATGGCAAAGCATACTGTTTTACAGTGAAAGAGCGTAAAAGCGAGTATGCACCGCATTTCAAGGGTCGCATGATTCTGACAAAAGACTATAAAGCAGGGGATGAGATCAAACTCGCTGTTTGGTCGCAAACCACTAAAAACGGTTTGCCCTGGATAAAGATTGCTGAAGAAACATGGGTTCCTAGCGGCACTTATGTAAATAATCAGCAATATCCGAAAGAAGTAAGCAATGTGAATGAGGATGACGTACCCTTTTGATCTGGAAAACCGATTTTTCTGGATGCGGGGAAGCGAATATGAAACACATACTACATTTACCATACCCTCCGAGTATTAATAACTACTGGATTGCTTCAGGCAATAGACGCTTTGTGTCTAAACGTGGCAAAGACTTTAAATTAGCAGTACAGGAATATGTTGCAACGCACCAACTAGAATCTTTTGGGGGTGGGATGGTGAATGTAGATATAGTTATTCGCCCTCGTGATGCAAGACTAATGGATATTGATAACTGTATTAAGCCAGTGCTCGATGCTTTGCAAGACGCTGGAGTGTTTGACAATGATAAGCAAGTAAGTACAGTTTGCTGCCACCGGGGGTTGGTTATGAAGGGTGGCGGTGGGTGCATAGTTGTGGTTACAGAAGCAAAGGATGTACCCCCCGAACCGTAGCGGTATTAGGAGCCATCCCCGGCGTGGTATCTACGGTAGCCGGGACTAACACGCATGAGCATTGAGATCCGTAAAAGGTCAGGGCGAAACCCGCAGCCTCTACTCGTAAGCTGAAATAATCATTCAGTGCTCAGCCGTGTTGGTATGTAAAAGCAGATGCTGTGTGCGCGTTTGGTAGAGCAATGGCGGAGGTCAGAGGCGATGGTTCGATTCCATCCACAGTGCAGCGAGTAGCTTATCAACAACAAGCGTTTCCTCTTCGTGTGTGGGTGATAGAGAGGTGTAGGTCAGACATAGTCGCCTGATGAAGCCAGATGGCAGAAACCGAAAGGTCGCGACAGTTCCCCAGTCTGACTACGATGGGAACACAGTCACACTGACGCCTCGGAAAGACGAGGGCTTACACGCATGGGTATTGGTTTATTAAAATTAATAAATTCAGAAAAGTGTCTGAGAGTATGTTGACATAACTGACCGAAAGGTTCAGTGCCCATGCTTGTTGGTGTCAGAGTGTTAGCGACTGGACAAGTGTTTTTCTTTAACTAAACCCTGCTTCATGGGGGATCAGCATGGCACCTCGGAAAGACGGGGACTAACATCAATAGGGGTAGCAATGAAAACAGAAATTAAGCCAGGACTAAAAGTATTTATCGCAACGCCCATGTATGGCGGTATGTGTACTGGAAGCTATACGCAAGGGGTGTTAAACCTTGGCAATATCCTGCGAAGTCATGGCATTGAGTCTGTCATGTCTTTTATGTTCAATGAATCGCTGATTACTCGCGCCCGTAACGCACTGACACAAGCGTTTCTAAAGTCTGATGCTACGCACCTCATGTTTATTGATGCAGACATTAACTTCAACCCGCACGATGTACTAACCATGATTGCACAAGACCTCGATGTGATAGGAGGAATCTATCCAAAGAAGGAAATCAATTGGCAAACTGTTAGAAAAGCTATTGAAGCAGGAGTTGAGGATAAAGACCTGAAGCATCACACCGGCAGCTTTGTTGTGAACCTGGTTGACTATGCTCCCACGGTTACTGTGCGAGTAGATGAACCAGTAGAAATTCAAAACGCAGGTACAGGATTCTTATTAATCAAACGTGAAGTATTTGATGCGTTAAAGCCACACGTTCCCTCATATTCTAATGATGTTGCTGATTTAGGCAATACAATTGGCGAGCGAGAGGTTATACACGAATACTTTGCAACAAGCATTGAAGATAAAACTAATCGTTTACTGTCAGAGGATTATCATTTCTGTGCAATTTATCGCAAACTCGGTGGACACATTTACGCAGCTCCTTGGGTTGTTTTGTCTCATATTGGTACTTATTCTTTTGACGGACGATTAGTTCCTGCGCCATGAAATTTACACAAGACTGGTTTTCCCACAATATCCCGAACTTTGAGTTCATCAAGACGATATTGCCTGAAAGAAAGATGATCCTAGAGATAGGATGCTTTGAAGGTAAAGCATCGTGCTGGATGCTTGAGAATTTCTTGGATGATGAGGGATTACTGGTCTGCGTAGACACGTTCAAAGGTTCAGCAGAGCACACAAACATTGAGTTTGGTGATTTGTACGCCACATGGAAAGAAAACACTGACTGGGTTAGAAAAACCACTCAAGACACGATTGCGTATCACGGTACATCTTACGAAATGCTTGCAAGCCTCATTTACGCTCAAGACAAGTTTGATTTCATCTACATTGATGGCGGTCACACCGCACCAGACGTATTAACAGATGCGTGTATGTCTTTTGGACTGCTTAAATCGGGCGGTGTGATGTTGTTTGATGATTACACTTGGAATGATATGCCTGGGCTGTTAAATCGTCCCAAAATCGCTATAGATGCGTTTACAACTATCTTTGCAGACAAGGCTACTATTGTAATGGTTGGATACCAGCTCGCAATCATCAAGCATTAACGCTTGCATCCCCATCTTTTTCTTGCTGCCCGTCCACGCTCGCCTTTCCATGATTTTGATCTCGCACAAAAAGACTTGTGACGGGGATTCTTAGGGTCTTTTGTAGGTGCACGAAGATTACTTCCTGTGGCGCGATTGGTTTTAGCTCTGCCTTTCGCAGTCAACCCCGCCCCCCTGCTTACAGGAAGTTTTTCACCTCTGCCAACAGACAGTCTTGGATTTTTAGGCATTTAACATATTGTCCGCTTCAATTCTTGCCGTTGCTACCCTGTTTAACCAACCTTTGCCATACACATTAAAATCATTTAACGAACGATAAAACATTTCTTTTGCAAGACTAAACTTATCAATCAGATCATCAGCATCGTGCGTGACCGTTGCGGCAAACGTTAATGGTCCCATGCCGCCATCTGGATCCGCGCCTACAGCTTGTTGCAAGCACATCACTGATCTGCCCACTCCAGCGTTTACGGCAAAGTCAAACAAGAGATAGTCAATACCGCCTGGCATCTTATCGCCCCAGACACGATCCCAAAACAAGCGTTTGTACAAAGGTTCTACGTCTTGTTTTGTCAATGCTTTCATTTCATCAATGTTTGCTTGACGCTCAACGTACATTTCCCATGTAAGCATCGTTACACCAAGATTTGTGCATCCAGTTCGACCATCAGGCATATGATTGCCCTTATCTCTAGGATCGTCAGAAAACCCGCCCTCAGACTTCATTACAAGATCAAAAGACTTTTGCCAATTATCAATCATCATCTTGTCCTATTTTGATTCCAGCAATAACGCCAACCATAGCACCTACAATCGTATTAAATGCGGGTGTAATCATTTTAAATATGTCGTTGTTGTCTACTCTTGGATCAAACAGACCAATCAAACTAGTAAGAACCATCATCAACATAACAGATGCTAAAGAAGCCGCGCAAACAATAGCTACGATTTCTTTGTGCTTCATTTTGTGGCAACACCTTTAACTTTATCAAAGCTACGCATTGCGCCCAGACCAAGCAGACCGAATAGAATCTGCATAGTAATGGTGGTATCAATAGCGGGGAACTCGCCTTTGTAACCGTAGAGCGTGGCTATAAGGCGTAGAACAGGTTCAAGAATAGCGGCATAAGCCAAACCAAAACCACCGACCCAGCCTACAAACGGTCTCCAACCAGCCACAAACACAGAACTGGAACCAGCCTCAATCTTATTGGTATCAGTCTGAGCAACCATCACGGCTAAATCACCGCTTTGTTGCATTTCCAATAATTTCAGCTTTGCGTCTGCTGCTTGTGCGGGATCAGGAAATATCCTTTGTATAAGGGTATTTCCTATCTCTAATGCTGCGCTGATTGGATCAAGAGCCATTTACAAACCCTCACCAGGCGTGAAGTAGCATTCGCCAGTACCCGATTCCGTAATAAACGCAATGTACAAACTGCTTGAAGGTGCAAATTGTTTTGCAACAGTAAACACTTTGTTTTGACCTGGTACTGCTATTAGGCAATTTGAAGGACTGCCAGGCGCAGGAAGGACGCAAGTTACCGTACTATCTCCAATGTTGAAATAGACGGGCTTGCCTGTGGTGCTGCTTTCATGGCTTGCAACCAATAAATTACGACAATAAACATCAGACAAAATCTGTATGCGCTGACTTGTTGTCGTTGCATTTGCTTGATAGGTTTTACCCATCGCTTGAAATGCAATGTTATTAGCCATGATTAGCAGACCTTCTTGCCGCCGGCATTGCCAGGCTTAGACGTTGAAGAATCTTTCGTGTTTGTGTTGCCACTAAAGTTCCACACAGACGTATAACCACCGCGCTGCACTTCACCGCTTAAATGATAGTTTTTTCCATCTTTGCTGCCATCTCTCGGCAATTGTGGACGCACTGACTTAGCAATCTGCTGATTAAGTTCACTCGGACGTTTGGGCATTTTGAATCCTTTCTTTAATGTTTATACAAAGATAACTAAAAATTGAGAAAAACGCCATCACTACTAGACGTTCCCATGCTGGCTCATAACAAACCCAACAAGCAAGACCAAAAGACAAGCCAAGAACCAGAACAATCAGCAAACGCTGACAAACTACATTCAGTGCGACACGAACTACAGTTATTGCATCCATTACTATCCCCGTTTAGTTAAACCAAAGCAGAGTTTAACTCTCATCATCATCTGTTGCAATAAATCCTGAACCCCACTCATCATCAGACAATTTCTGCTTTAACTTTTCAATGTTAATCGCACGATCCATGACGCGGCACTTATCCACAAGCGTAGCTGTTGGGTCTGACATTACATCAGACAACATCTTAGCGATTGCGTTTTCAAGTTCAGGATTAACGCCTTTTGCTTTTTTGCTCATTTAGAAACCCAAAGCTCCAGTTAAGAACGATGCAGGATTAACAATTGAAGATAATCCGCTTGCTCCACCGGCAGTCAATGCGTTGCTTATTGCACGTTGCAACAACCCTGCTTTTTGTGGACCATCAACCGTTCTGTTGATGTTATCAATTTGCGCTTGCAACATATTAAGTTCTTTATCGCCCATAAGACCTGTCTTTTGCAAGGCTGGACGAATGTTTCGATTAAAGTTATCAACAATTGCTCTTGGTCCTGATGTAGCTGCATCAGCAACAACCTGACGAACAGCATCAACAAACGCGCGTTTTGCTTCTGGGTTTTGACCAATGATGGGACCAACCTCATCCCATAATTTAGGCGAACCAGACATAATTACTTCTTTGACACGCTGCGCTCCAAAACTATCGCCAAGTATTAGCTTTTTGATTTGCTCGCCTTCAGCACTTAATTGTTTTGCTTCAGAACCAAGTTTTGATGCCGCAGAAGATGCCGCAGACGTTAATTCTCCGGTAGCTTTTTCTGCTCCTCTAGCCAGTTCTCTTTCAGCACCAACGCTTCCTTTCATAAGCAATTGCGCTTCAGTGTTTCGACCTTGACGAATTAAGTCTTGCGCTTGCCTCTCAACATCAGACATAACGCGAGACGCTTCTTTGGGTGCGGCTCTAAGCAAGGTTGACGCATCCGTTCTAAGCGCAGAAGATAATGCGTCACGCTTGCTTGCAACCGTGTCCGCAGTGGACATACGGCTTATAGCTGTTTCTAACTGCGCTTTTAATCCAGGAAACTGAGGCAACCAATCTCGTGCAGGACCTTCCATAAAAGATTTGATCTTTGCGGCGGTTGGAGATTGCAATTGATCTAAAACATAACCTTTGGCAATTTGTTCTGCGCCCTGGGCATCACCGCCCATCATATTGATTAAATCTTTTACGCCTGTCTCGGTTCTAAATACTTGCTTACCAATGTCAGCAGGATCGGTTACAAAACGACCCATATCAAATTCTTCGCCACCGGCAACAGCTTTGCCAAGTCTAGTTTTAAATTGGTTCAATGGCTGAGAATCCGCAGCGTATTGCGTAAGAAACTTTTCAATGCTTGGGGAGAACTCTAATTGAATTTTTTCTACAGCATTAGCCAGTTTTCCAGCCATTTGTTGATTAAGCGCGTCAAAACCCTCTGCTGGCAAACCATAAGCACGATCACGCAAGAATCTACGCAATTGCTCAAGCCCGGCAAAAGTAACGTCTTTCCCCGTCACAACTCCGGTAACAGGGTCCTCTTGCCGTGGACTTAATGCTCGCCTAATGTTTTTTAAAGGCTCTTTAATTGCGCCTAAAGTAGCGGTATCAATGTCCGCTTTTAATAAATCCATAGCTTCTTTGAAAGCCGCAGTGTCTTTTACTTTTTGACCTTGCTGTTCTTTTAATTCAGCAAAATTAAACGCTTCACCTTTGTTTAATTCCGCATTTTCAGAACGTGTTTTCTTTAACTTGTCTAACAGCGGCATAATCCGATCACGGATTAAATTGCCTGTTTCTGTTGGCAGTTGTGGCTTGCCAATTTCGGTTAAAGACGTACCAGCAGTGCTTACGCGTTCTCCACCAGATGTTTTTGCTTTGCTTGCAATCTCACGCATACGATTAGCGCGTTCAGTGCCTTCCGCTAATATTTTGTCTGCTTCTTGTTTTCCTCGCTGAATAATTCCTTGTGCGTCAATGTCAGCCATTTCTGCATAAGCACCACCAGTTTGTTGATAACGTGTTTTGTAATCGGCAGCGTTTTTTTCTGCCGTTTTCATAATTGTATTGGCGCGTTGAGTAGCCAACTCTAATAATTCTCTTGCACCAGATGAAAGTTGATCTGCAATTGCAGAAGCGTTGCTTAAATTAATATCGCCTTTTAAGAGACGTTGAGCTTGTGTTTCTAGCGTTAAAGCAGAACTGTTATATCTATCAACAATGTTTTCTGCACCCTTTTCTAATGCGGAATAAACCGTCTCAAGTGGCGCGTCAGTTTTCTTGCCGCCACGAATCTGTTTAATAACGTTTTCAATGTAAGACTTCTGAGATGGTGTTAAGTCTTTTTCTTTAATTCCAAGATCATCAGCAATCGCACCAACTAGGCTTTTCATGTCTGACTTTGATGCCAAGCCCGTTGAACTTAATATCTTTCCTGCGCCATACTTAATTACATTGCCAAGTTCAGGCGTAACAGCACCACCAGCCAAACGCCAAAGTTCTTGAGTCTTTTCTGGCTGACCATACGCTTCAGAAACCTGTGCAGCCGCTTCCCCGCCAAGACCGGAAATCAATCCTGCGCCAGCACTAGCAAGCCTTGCCCCACGCATAGCCTGACCTGTTCCAAGCAAATACGGAGCCATCGGTGCGGTAACGGGAAAAGCAGCAGCAGCTATACCTGCACCAGTAGTAAGCTCAGGCATTGCAGCACCAATTGCCGTACCTAACGCGCCTTCTGAAAAAAAACTTTTTGCTCTGTCAGTAATAGATTTTGGTGCGCCTTCTTTTTTTGTGCTTGAATCAAGCAGGTTTTTCCCTGCTGGTGTATCACCAAGCAAGTTGGTGCCTAAAGGTTCGCTCTCAACGGCAGGAGCAGGAGTTTCACCTAAAAGATTGCGTCCCATTATTCACCTTGCACTTTGTAACCGGCAGCTTTAAGTTTTTTTACAACTTCTGCGCGAGTAAGTTTATTTGCTTTCATTGTTGCATCAACGTCTGCTTGAGTAGCAATTTTTTCTTCTGGGCGAACACCTGGAGTCTCTCCGGTAACGCCGGCACGAACTCTAGGGTCAGTGCCTTCATTCGCTCCATAAAACGCATCGTAAACTTCTTCAGGAGTGGCGTAACGTTTTAATTTTTCAACAATCAATTCTCGGTTTTTCTTTTGTTCTGGCGTATATGCTGGCGTTACTTCAATTGCGGCTTCAAGTTTGGCAACAATGTCGGCAAACTTAAACGCAGCAGTAGCCGTTGTGTCCGATGGACCAACAGCATATAAAGTTTCAAGTTTTTTGGTTGTTTCTGCGTCTGGCTTATATCCACCGTTAAGAACATAAGCCAATTCAAGAGAAACACCACCCATTGCAGCGTTGTAGTTCTTTTGTGATTCTGTAGTAAGTGCTTGGCTTCCTGCGGCTGCAAGTTCTGTTGGGATTGATCCTTTTCCAACCACCCCACCCAAAACACCTCTGCCACCCGTAAGACCAACTTTTTCCACAAGAGATAGCGAGCGCAATACTTCGTTGCTTGAACGAATAACAGTGTTTGCGTAACGCTCATTTGTTGCGGAACGCGGACTGTCAGCACTGGTTTCTTTTCCTGATGCTTTGGTGAATCCTTCCGATCCTTCAACAAGTTTTTTGTCTCCGGTTACTTTGTCAATAGAATAAAGATTACCGTCTTTGTCTCTGTAAAGCTCATAAGAACCTTTTGTAGTTGCAGGTTTGGCTTTATTAATATTGTCTTGATGATGCCTTTCTGCTTGTTGCATCTTGGCGTTTTGCTGAAGCAATTGAGCAACTTTGTCTGCACTCTGACCGTCAGCAATCTTTGCTGCAATACCTTGATTAGCAAGAGCCGTTGCTGTTGCTAGATGTGTCTTGGCTTCTTCACGATTTGTTGAGGATTTTTGCAAATAAAGGGTCAATTCAGAATCAATCTGTTTTTGCAATCCTTGCAGACGTTTCATGTTGGTATCAAACTCTTTGTATGAGTTTGCAATTAAGTCTTTACGCCCAGATTTGTAACCTTCCATGATGCCTGTCATTGCACCCAGAACGTTGTTTGCTGATTGCTTACCAGACGCACCAACCATAGTTCCTGCAATAGCAACAAGACCAGCAAGTTGTGCAAAGTCACCCATAGTTTCCTTGGGTATCTCAAATGGCTTTTCCATTTGTTGACCAATCTGCGCTTGTCTAGCACCAACTTCATCCATCTTTTGACGTTCAGCCGCAAGAATAGGTTTCATTTCCTGTTCTTGTTTTTGCGCTAACTCTACACCTACGTCCGCTTTTGCTTGTTCAGCAGCGCGTGTTTTGGACGCTACGCCAAACGGATCAGCCATTGGTTTGTTCAAGGTTTCTTGCAATGCCATGATTGATCCTTATTAAGTAGTTGTTTTCATTGCTGTACCAAAGCCAATTGATGCCAAGGTAGAATAAAACTTCTGCATATTTGCTGCAAGCTGTTGGTCTGATTGCAAACCAAGCATAATTGCTTGCTGCGTGTATTGGTCTGCAATGCCGGATTGTGTTAGCCCGGTATTAATTGCAGCGGTACGCAAATTATTAGCAAGCGTATTAGAAGCCGTTTTAATTTGCTCGGCAGTAAGACCATAAGCAGCACCCTGCTGATACGCTTGTAGTCCTTGCGTCAATTGCTGTTGACCAAGGTTAGCGCGAGCCGTTTCTTCCGCTACACCGGCTTGCATAGCACCTACACCACCACGCCTTTCAATGCCCTGGCGTGTCTGAGCTTTCAACGCTTCAAGTGCTTGCATATTGGCAGGAGTCAACGCACCAGACTGTGCGCTTTGAACCATTTGAGTACCAACATCCAATGGCAATTTACCAAGATCGGTAACAGCCTGAGCAGAAGTTTGTCCTTGCGCCTGAGTCTGTGCAGCAATATCACGCAATTGCTGTTGTGCCGCATCGGAACGTGCCTGCACCGGCAAAGCCATTGCACCAATTTGACCGGCAGCAGCCTGACCTTGTTGAGCAGCCGTTTGCGCTTGTTTCGCACCTACAGCACCAACCCCTAACAGTCCCGCAGCTTTAGCAATTCCTGCTGCGCCGCCTAATGCAGATAATGTTTGATCCCACCAGCTTTTTTCTTCTGGTGCAGTCTTTTGTGTTCCGGTATCTGTTGGCAATTGACCAGAAGCGGCTTGAGCAAATTGCGACTCGTCATAAGTCGTGGGGGCTTGCCGTGGCGCATAATCTGCGGGGTTGTACGCTGGCGCAGCAACCGTGTCTTGAGTTGGTGTTGAAAACTGCGAATAATCAACACCCATGTCAGGAGTGCTTTGAACAGGAGCAACATCCGCACTGGATTGAAAGCCAGCAGAAGGATCGCTAAAGTCACCGTCATCA